ATGTTGGCGGCGATCGCCGCCTGCCAGGGCTGGATGCCAAGTTCCTTCGCGCGCTTGGCGGTCTCCGGCTTCTCGGTCTCGTAAATCCCATAGCCCGCCACGGCGGCCGCGCCGAGGATCAGCCCCAGCGGGGACAAGGCGACGCGCAGGATGTTGCCGAGGCCGACGAACCGCGTGGCAATCGCGGCGATGCCCGCAATCGCCCCCACCGTCAGCTTGCCGCCGGGCGACATATCCTCGAAGAACTTGGAGACCCACTCGATCCCCTTGCCCATCTCGCCGAACATGCCCGCGCCCCAGTCCCAGTGACTGGTGACGCGCCCGGTCTTCTGGTCGTCCTTCCAATGCTGATAGTCGTCGAGCAGGATCAAGAGCGCGGTGAAGCCCGCGATGGCCATGCCCAACGGTGAGCGGAGGATCGCCAGCCCGATCGGGATCGCCGACAGAGCGAGCGCGAATTCCTGCATCGCGGGCGGCAACTGGAGGAAGGCGTGCATCATCGCGCCGACACCGTCGACGAAGAACGCCATGCCCTTCGCGGCGTGGTCGAAGAACTTGGTGATATTAGGCCCGTCGTCGATGAATAGCTGGATCAGCCGCATCACACTCGGAAACAGGTCGAGCGCGATCTTCTCGTAGATGTTGGTGAACAGGTCCTCGAGCAGCGAGAACTGCCGCACCACCATGTTCGACTGCTCGGCAAAGGTCTGCGGCCCGGTCTGCTCGTTGCCGCGTCCCCACACGGCGGTCTGGATCAGGCCGTGCTGGCGTTGCTGCTCAGGTCCCTGCCGGTTCGCCAGTCCCAGCGCGAACTGCTCGGTCATCCCGAGCGTGTTCTCGGCGAACCGCTGCATAATCGCATACTGGTTGCGCTGCGCGTCGGAGCCGTGCGCGAAGTCGGGCCGCAGCCCGTGCTCGTAGAGATAGCGGCCGATGCCCTCCAACTGGCCCTTGACGTCGCGCGCATCGATGCCGAGTGAGCGCAGGAAACCGGTGCCCGCGCCGCCCATCGAGCGCATGAAGTGGCCGAACCGCTCCATCTGCTCTTTGGCCTGACCGACCGAGACGCCGAGGCCCGACATCGCATAGGAGAAGCGCTGGATGTCGGCGACGCTGTCGCCCATCCGCTGGCTCATCCAGAAGGCTTGATCGCCCGCCTTCGCCATGACCTCGGTCATGCCGACGATGGTGACGGCGGCCCCCGCGACCACGCCCGCGACCTTGTCGATCTGGGCCGCGACGCTCTTCAGCATCTCGAAGAAGCGCTGATGGCCCTGCTGATCGATCCCGAACTTGAGATTGACCAGGAATTCGTCGAGCACTGTGGCCATGATCAGACGCCCGCCGAGGTGACCACCGATGGGCGCTGGCCCAGCGGATAGTCGGTGACGATGTGGCTATACCAGGGATTGCCCCGGTTCGCCCCGAAATGCCGCACCTTCAACACCGGATAATGCCCGCTGACCGATTTGCGCGCGGTCATCATCAGCTTCAGTTGGTCGGCGAGGTATTGATTGCTCTCCGAGGTCGAGACAGTGCGCACGATGTCAGCCTCGTTGACCTGGATTTGCTCGCCCGGCTTGATGCGCGGGTTTAGCAGGCAATGCACCTCGATGCCCGACCCTGGCACCAGCACGGGCACGTCGACCATGCCGCTTTTCGAGTTGAGCACGGGCACCGTCTGGGTGCCCATCGCCAGCAACTCGCCCTGCTTCAGCATGTGCAGCTTGCCGCTCTGGTCGATGAACCACTGCGCGTCGGCCGAGCGCGCCACGTCGCGCAGGATGTCGCGCGCCATGCCGAACAGAAGTCGCCCGCGTGTCGCTTTCTCGTCACCGAGTTGCGTGATCTGCCCGACCGTGACGCCTCCTGGCACCATGACCTGCACGGCGGCGTTGACGATGTCCGATTTGACATAGCCCGCAGGCAGCCACGTGTTGACCACGGCGGCATTGAGCGCCTGATCCCAAATCTGCACGGTGAACTCGGCGAAGGTGTCGGTGGCCGACCGCCGTCCCGCCTTGAGGAACACGATCTGACCCCGGATCACCGCGCCATACTGGTTGGACGGCGACGAGTAGCCTGCCTCCAGGCTCAGATTGGTGATGTCCTTGCCGACCTTCTCCAGCAGCGACTGGTCCATGTTGTAGACGGTGACCTTGCCGACATTGCCGAACTGCGCCTGCTGGAGGGTGATGTCGAACTCGAAGGCGAACTGCGACAGGTCGTAGGCGTTGTCGCCACCGTTCGACCCCGGCTGGTTGCTGCCGATGGTGAGATGCCACTTGCGCATCCACAGCGGTTGGCCCTCCTGCGGCACGCCATCGGTGGGATTGCGCGTCGAGGTGACGTTCTGCTGCTGCGGCGCAGTCCGCGCGGAGACTGGCGTGGACGAGATCGGCGAGCCGCCGGTCGAGATCGAGCCGCCGATGCCGCCGGGGAACAACCCGCCACCACCACTGCCGTCGCCCGAGCCGTCGCCGAGGATCGGGCCGCGCGGGACAGCGCCGCTCACCGACCGCGCTCCTCGGCCGCTTTGTAGGCGCGCGCCTCATTCTCGGCCTTGACGATCAGCGCGTCATTGGCCCAGGCGACATGCTCGAGGTCGAGCGTGCCGTCGAGCAGGCTTTCCAGCTTGCACATGCCAGCGAGCACCGGTGCCATCAGGAACCCCTCGTCGTCGGCGAGGCTGACTACGCTGCCGCCGGGGTCGCTGGCACGGAGGTAGGGAGTGTCGATACTTCCGGCCCGCGCACGGTAGCGAAAAAACCGCCCAGGTTCTCCTGGATGACCTCCCAGCAAATCTGCACCAGCGAGGCGACATCGAGGTCCTCGAACAGGTCGCGCCCCTGCCACAGCCTGACCGGTTGCTCGGGACCCGCGCCGTTGCCGCCGACGAGGCGCGAGCAGTTGACGAAGCACTGCGTCACCAGCCCGTCGACCTTGTCGCGCTCCATCTTGCTGAACGCGTCCATGAAGGCGGCCAGCATGTCGAGCCGTCGCAGCGACTCGTCGGCTGACATCTCCAGCATCGCCACCCGCGCCATCGCGGGGAACAGCGGACCGAGCGAGCGCATCAACTGCAACTGATCGCGCGCGTTCATCTTGCTGGTGCGGTAGCGGTGACCGCCGACAGTGAATTCCACCATGGGCTACACCGTCACCACGGGCGCGCCGTCACCGAGCACGGTGGTGATCACGCCGCAGTCGAACACCCACTCCATCACGCCGCCGTCTTTGGCGTAGGCGACGTTGGGCTGTCGCTGGAAGGCAGCGCCGTTGCAGACGATCGTGTCGCCGCGCGCGGGGTCGGAGATCATGATGGTGTTCTGACCCCAGAGCGCGCTGCTGATACGCTGCGAGTCATACATCGCCATCAGCGCGGTGTTGGTGGGTGAGGTCTTGAGGAACCTGCACGTCACCGTGCCGCCATTGCCCGCGTGCAAGGAGTGCATCCAGGAGCCGTCAGCTCCGAGGGTCATGGTGTTCTTGTTCTCCTGCATCGTGACGGTGATGCCTTCCTCGGAGTTTCCCGCGCCGTAGCCGAGGTTGAAGTTGCCGGTCGGCGAAACAATGGACGCGGTGACGTCCATGAAGCTGTATGTGCCGCCAGTGGCCATGGCAGTGTCCTCTCGTGTCAGATTGTGGGAGTAGGGGCGCGCGTAGATACGCCGCGCGCGGACGTCAGTGCGCGAAGCTCAGCAGGCCGAGGATGACGAGGAAGACGATGGCCGCGATGATGAAGGGGGCGATCGAGCGCACGACCTCGACCCACACTTTCATGGCGGCTGTGGCTGTTTCAGCGGCATCGGCAGGGCGGTCTGGCCGGGTTCTGGCTCAGGCCAGCAGGCGACCACCGCGTTCCACACCAGCACGTAGCAGGCGCTGTGCGAGTTCAGTCCGGAGCAGGAGGCAAGAAAAAGCACCGCCCACAGCCACAGCCATGAGCGGTGCATGAGAGGCTCGGATTAGCCGCGACGACCGAGCGCGCCGCCGGATGACCCGGCGTCAGGGCCTGCGCCCTCATAAGGCACGAACACCATCGAGTCGTAGAACATCGAATAGCCCCAGAACCCAGGTGCCCCGGTCGGCGGGCTGACCATCGGCGGCGGTGGCGTCGGCTTGTCACCACCGGGTGGCAGCACGATCGGATGGGTCGGCTCGACCGGCAGATAGATCGGATGGGTCGGCACCCCCGGCTCGGCTCCAGAGTCAGGCGGCACGATCGGGATGTAGATCGGCGGCGTCGGATAGGGGACGTTGCCACCACCCCAGATGCCCAGCGGCGGCTTCGGCAGGCTGCCCGACCCGCCCCAGATTTGCGGTGGCCAGACATAGGGCGGCTTCGGCTCGCCGCCCTCGATTGGCGGGGTTGGAATGACAATCGGATGGGCGGGGAAAACCGGGATGTAAATCGGATGCTCCGGCTTCAGCCCGCTGTCAGGCGGGGGCGGCACCGGGATGTAGATCGGCGGCGTCGGGAATGGCACATTGCCGCCGCCCCAGATACCAAGCGGTGGCTCGGGGATCACGATCGGATGCGTGGGCACGCCGGGCTGTGGCGGCACCGGACCGGTGCTGACGTGCAACAGGTCGATGTCAACCAAGCCGCTGATATATGCTTTAGCCATGTGCTCTCCTTCCTTGATGGATGTCGCCCCGCCAACCGGACCGGCGCGGCAGCGTTAGGCGAAAATCGCCGACAAGGCTAGTGACTGTCTGGCGGCAACGGGGCCAGTTGAGACATCCCACCTCGGGTGCCTTTCCTATCCGCCGTAAACCGGCCCCGTCACCATAGGTTCGCCTATCGGTTGACGTTGATCACCGCGTCGGCGAAGTGGATGGCACCCGCGAGCTTGACCCCGACCTGGATGGTCGGCGCGCGCCGTGTCTCGCGGATCGCCTGCGGCTGGGTGGCAATCGCAGGCGCGAACACATAGAACCCCGATGGCAGTTGCTGGCCGGTCTTGATCGAGCCGAACGACGGCCCGTTCCACTGCCCGCCCGCGAGCAACCCATTGACCACGCCTTGCTGACAGGAGGCCGCGACAGTCGTGGTCAGGATATGCACGCCCGCGTCAGTCTGCGGCACCTTGGTGGTCGAGGTATAGAGCACGTTGAACAGATCGGTGCCGATGCGGTTGGCCAGCCAGTCGAGACCCTGCACTTCATCGAAGAAGAAGCCGTTCGCCATGACGCCTTCCTGGATGATCGCCGCGCCGACGCTGTAGTAGGTGAAGACGTTGCAGCACTTCGCCTTGAGCGTCGCCGACTCGTTCTCGGTCAGCAGTTCATAGGACACGCCCGGCTCACGCTTGAACTTCAGCGTGATCATGGTGTCCTGCGCCTCGAAATTCGTCGTGAAGGCGCGGCCATACATCGAGGCCACCGCGTAGGGCGACGAGGAGGAATACTGCCCGAAGGTGCGCATCAGCACCATCGACTGCATGGTGGACGCGATATCATCGGTCACCGTGTCGTCGAGCACCTTGCTGTCCTGCGTGGTGTAGCCGAACACCGAGGCCGGGTAGCAGCCCTCGATGAACTGCGCGACCGCGACATAATCGGCGAGCGTCAGATCGTCAGTCACGGCAAAGGTCAGGCCATACCACTCGGGATGCGCCCTGAGCGCGGCGGCTGCTGCCAGCGGGGTCTCGGCGTCGATCCCCTCGACCGGCGCGATGGCCGTCGAGGAGGTCAGCTTCATCGGCAGCGAGACGTCCTGGCCGGTGCCGACCGGGGAGGCGTAGCTGATCGTCGAGTTGATCCCGCTCGAGGTCGCCTCGATGTGGAACCGCGTGCCGTCCCAGGTGCAGATGCCGCCTGCCAGGGCCGCCGTGATGACCGAGGCCGCGCCGTTGAGGTTGGTGACCTTGGAGAAGTCCATCCCGGCCCCGCCGACCGTGACGATGGCCCCCTGGTTGATGGTCAGCCGCAGATCGGCCGAGATGTCGGTGCCCGAGGCCGGTGCGCCCGCGACGGTGATCGACGATGCCGTGCCGGTGGTGATCGAGGTGATGACGAACTGCCCCGAGATGCTGCTCCACTTGCAGGTCGCCCAGGCACCGATCGCGGCCTGGATCAGGGTGGCGGCCGCGTTGAGGTCGGCAATCGGGACGGCGTCCTCGCCCTGGGTCAGGATACCATTGGACTGGCTGTTGAAGCGCAGGATCGAGGAGATATCGGTGCCAGTCGCGCCCGCCGTCGCATAGGTCAGGGTCGAGACCGAGCCGGTGGCGGCCGAGGTGATCGTGAAGGTGCCGGTGGTGCTGTTCCAGGCGACGGTCGCGTGCGGCGACAGCGCGGTCTGGAGATGGGACGCGACATCGGCCAGCGCGGCGATCGTGGAGAAGTTGATGACCCCGGTATCGCGCGCGGTGCCGTCGATGGTGATCGACAGTGCGCCGCTGGTGATGCCCTGCATCTGCGTGATCAGCGAGGGTTGCTCGGCGGGCGTGAACAGCGCGCTGACCAGGGTGGCCGAGGTCGGCTTGCCGGTGAAGTCGATGGGGCCGGTGTCGCGATGCGTGCCGTCGATCGACAGCGAGAACGCGCCGTCCTTGATCGCGCCCAAGGTCGTGACCAGGGCGTTCTGGTCGGTCACCGTGAAAGCCCCCGAGGACAAAGTCGCTGCCGTGGCCGAGACGCTGCGCAGCACGCCGTCGATGGTGATCTGGAAGGTGCCGTTGGTGACGCCCTGGAGGTGCAGGAGCAGGCTGGCGGCCTGGGTCGGGGTGAACAGCCCGCCATGCAGAATGGCCGACGAGGCGGTCTGTGCGAAGCGCCCGATATAGAGGATCGAGGGCTGCGGGTTCTGCGAGAAGAACAGATCGGCGGCGAGATACTCGGGCGCGGTCGAGC